GATTGGATAGGTCAGGTGTTAGAAGCGAATGAGAGAATAATAGTAGAGCATATAGAACAAGCTTCTATTGTTGAGGTAGAAGTTAAGTTTAATAATGTTATAATAAACATGGATAAACTAATAAAATAATGGCAACGGAAAGTAGTGTAAGTTTAACGGATTGGGATATAGATTATCCAGTAAAGAAATCAGCTTTAGGGGTGTTTCATCCAGCTAAAAGGATGTTAGTTTATACAGCTACATATACTGGAGGGAATGATATTAAAAGAGCTAAGGTTAGAATTTTAGTAGATGGAGTAGAAATTAATAACGGATCTGAGTTAATAGTTGATCCAGATTTAGGTTCAAATAATGTATTTACTTTTGATATTTCTGGAATAGTTAAGAATTATGTTAGCTCTACTAAGCCAACATTAGGTACAGCTACCGGTACTGCTATTTCAGATAATAATAACACTAATGATATTACTTTAAGTATAGCAGATGTAAGTTTAGTTTCTACTGTTTTAACTACTGGAACTTACAGAACTATGACTTCTGCTGATGAGATCTGCGTAGTTAATGGAGGATATGATGATTCTAAGATTCATGAGGGAACTTTAATAGATACTGATAATGATGGATTTAAGTTATTCCCTTATATGACTAATAGACCTTTAAGAATTAGATCAACTATAACGGATGATATTTTTATAGGTGGATTTAAGGATACTTATTGGAGTGATGTTGATATAGATGTTACTACTTATATAGGAGGATCAAGCGAAAATACCTATTCTACTACAATAGCTTTATCTAGTTTAGATGATTCTTATTATGTTGCTGTTGGTCCAGCTAATATAGAAGCTCAAGATCCTACGGTAATTACAGATTCTACTACTCATTATACTGTTAGACTTAGATTTGATTTCTTAGTAGGTAAGACTTATACAGTGGTAATAGATAGAGACTGCTCAGATTCTTATACTCAATTAGCTTTCTTAAATGAGTATGGATTTTTTGATTATGTTAATTTTAGAGGGCATAAGATCAGAAAAATTAAAGTTAATCATGGATACGCTGAGAAGCCTAGAACATTAGCTAGAACATCCACGATAACAGATAGATTAAAAGAGAGTACTGGAGTTAGATATGATATTAACTACGAGATCTCTACTGGATTAACCAAGAAAGAAGAAGCTTTATGGTTAGAAGAGCTGTTTACATCTCCAGAGGTTTACGTTATTGAGAATGGTAATTACTTTCCTATTGAGATATTAGACCTAGAAACAACAACAGAAGATAAGAATAAGGATATAGTTAATGTAGGGTTAGAGTATAGATATATAGAAAACAGAAGATAGATGGGATTAGAATTAAGGATATTAACTGATGAATCTACTAATACTGGATTTACTTTAGACATTAACCAAGATGAGGACTTTCCATTAGCTCTTAATTTTGGAATAGCAGAAATACAAGATATAGGTAAAACTAAATCTACTTTCTCTAAAACTTTTAGAGTTCATGAGACCGTAGAAAATAATAAGAATCTTAAATCTATTTACTACACTTCTACTTCTGATGATAGTGGAGTTAAGGCTACAAATGTAGCTGTTATAATAGAAGATGGTACTCCAATTTGTAAAGGTTATGTTAGGATTAAGAATGTAATAGAGACAGCTATAAGGAGAGAATATGAGTTTGTGTTCTTTGGATCTAATTTCGCTTGGATTAAAAAGTTTAGAGAGTTAAGCTTACAAGATTTAGATTTTAGTTCTGATAACCATACTTTTAATGTTGCTAATATTAAGGCTTCATGGGATGATGGATCTGGCAATCCTGCTGATGCTGATGATAGAAGTTATATTTACCCTATAATATCTTACGGAACTTGGAAAAAAGATTATCCTAAATTTGATGAACTTAGACCAGGAGTATTCCATAAGTCTATATTAGATAAGGGTTTCGAAGTATTACTAGATTCAACGGTAGAAAAATATAATATTAATTCTACTTTCTTAAATGGAACTTATTTTAAGAGGTTGTTCATGCCATTCTCTGTGGGTGAATTTAAGAGCGATCAGAACAAAGGGAGTAGTAATTATGAAGATATGAAGGCTACTTTATCTTCTCAGTCTTGGTCAATAGTTCACAATCCAGAAATAAGAGGAACAGATACTTATGATGAAAGAGGTTATATAAGTGGGTTTACAGTAGAGGAAGGATTAACCCAACAGAACGCTTTTAAAGACGCTTTCTTTAATGGTATTGGAGCTGCTGGGTTAGATGGGGTAATAATCAATAATGGAGTATATACAATTACTGTAAGAGCTACAATAACTTACACTGCTTTAAATATACCTGAGCTAACTAACCATACTCCTCCAAGAGTTATTAATATTCCTTCTGGGTATAAGACAATCAGTATAGATGCGTATAAAAGTGATGAGTTTAGTGATAATAACCTGGTTAGATTAGGAGGAGCAAGTTTCACTCCAAGTAAAACAAATAAAAGTAAAACTATTGAATTTACTGTTGATAATGTTAGTAAATCAAATATTGATTCTGGAGATTATAAGAGGATTAGCTTTAGATGGAGGACTGAATATAGTGGAGAACAGAAGTTTAAATATGATTTAGAAATTAGTAATGTAGTAGTATTAGCTACAAAAAAAGAAAGCGTAGTAGTAGGACATACTATTAATATAGCTAATACTTTACCAGATATTAAGTTAAGTGATTACTTTAAAGGGTTATCTCATATATTTAACTTATATGTAGATACTGATGAATGGTCCAGAGAAATAAGAATAGAGCCGAGAGATGACTTTTATAAAGCTACTTCTCAATCTTTAGACTGGACTAGCAAATTAGACCTAAGTAATGGATTTAATATTAACTACATAGATTCTTATAACAAATCTATTAGATTCGAATATAAGGAAGATAATGCTGATAAGTTAGTAAGTAGGTTTAACGAAGCTAAAGAGAATAGTTTAGGAGCTGGAGAAGTTGATTTAAGTGATAGATTCCCTCAAGGAGAGACAGTATTTGTAAATCCTTTATTCTCTGGAACTTTACATAATAGAGTTCAGCTAACTGATGGAGAGAATCTTTCTGATGAGGAAAAACATATTATCCCTTGTTTATGGAACAAGATAGGAGTAGATGGGCAGCCTTCAACTCCTACTTATAATTTTAATCCTAGAATATTGTATTATGATTATGTTGTGCAAACTGATTCTGATGGTAATACTATTCGGTGGCTTTTTGACCAAACTGCTGGAACTTCAATATACGATATTGATATAAGTCCTGAACAAAAATTACCTACTGGTTATTTTACGGATACAGTAGAAGGAACTAGCTTAGACCAAGAGCATCTACATTTTGAGGGAACTAATGGATTAATAGATAAGTATTATCAAGGAACATTAGGCTTAATGAATGAGGGAGTTAATGTTTCTGTTAGGTTTAATCTAACTAAGGAAGACATTCAAACTTTAGACTTATCTAAGCCTATATATTTATCAGCTCCTTCTCAAATAGCTGGTTATTATGTTATTAATTCAATAAATGATTATAAGCCAAGTGTGCTAGGAAGTACTGGAGTTACTTTAACGAAGATAGTTAATACTTCTCCAATAATAACTAAAGATAAATTTAAAGGAGATGTAGTAAAGTGGGGAGGCGGTAGAAGACAAATACCAGAAGATCTAACAATAGCTGATAGGAATGCATGGGAAGCAAGTTCTACAAATAGTAGTACATCTGATAAATACGTAGTTAATTATAATGATAGGGTTTCCAAGTCAACGGAATTTTTTAAGGATGATACTGGAGCAGAATTTGAGGCTAATATAGAGTTAGGAACAGATAGACATAAAGATAGTTTTGTTTTAAACAATGGATCTAAAAATGAGGCTACTCCTTTCTCTGGAAATATTGCTATGGGTACTGGAGTTGTTGCTGTTGGAAATGGTCAAACAGCTTTAGGAACATATAATACTCCTTCTACTACTGATAAATTAAGTATAGGAGCAGGAACTTCTGATGAGGAAAGATTAACAGCAATATCTGTTACTAATACTCAAAGAGTTCAAATTTATGGAGGAGAGACTTATATGGAGGATAGTAACGGTAATTTGGTTAATGTAATTACTGAGGTAGATGGACAATATGATAAAGTATATTTAAGTAAGGAATAATGGCAGAGAGAAAAATAAGTTTTAAGATTGAAGCTTTAGGAACAGATGAGGTTTCTAAGCAGATAGAAGGATTAGAAAAGGATATGATTAGCTTTGCTAATGAAAGGAAGAAACTCAGGAAAGAAGCTAAGGAGGGTAGAATATCAGAGGATGAACTAGCTAAAGGATTAGCTAATCTAAAGGTAAAACAACAGCAAGTAACAAAGGAACAAGCTAAACTAAGAAAGAGCTTCCTAGATGGTAGGAAAGTTGCTAATGGTTTATCTGGATCTTATAACGATCTTGTAACTCAGACTAATCTATTAAGACAAAGATTAAAAAATTTACCTAATGCTTTTGATGAAACCAATGAGGAAGCTAATGAGTTAAAAAAACAGATAGCAGAGAATACAGAGCAACTAAAGAAGTTTGATAAAGAAATAGGAGATAACTTTAGGAATGTAGGTAATTATTCAGATTCCATAAAAGAAGCTTTTGCTAATACCGGAATATTAGGAGATAAGATTCAAGCTGTTGGTAATTTCTATGAAAGAGCTACAAAGATATTTCATACTACTACTGGAGCTATTCAAGGGATGTCTAAGTCTAATCAAGTTGCTGCTTCATCTACTACGTTATTGTCTAAGGCTATGAAGGTTCTTAAATTGGCTTTAATTTCTACTGGAATTGGAGCTATTGTAGTAGCTTTAGGATCTGTTGTATCTTATTTATCTTCTACTACTGAGGGATCAGATAAGTTAAGTAAAGCTATGGCTGTTTTAGGTGGTGCTGTTGATGCTGTTTTAAAAACCTTCAACGATCTAGGAAGATTCTTGGTAAATGTTTGGAGTGATCCAAAAAAAGCTACTGATGAATTTGTTGAAAGTATTGGAGAGTTTGGAGATACAATAGAAAACTCAATAGAAAGATCTGTAAGAATTGCAGAGATAGAGATTAGAATGAGATCCCTTAATAGAGCTATTAAATTAAATAACCAAGATATAGAAGCTCAGATTTCATTATTAGAGATAGCTTCTGAGGATGCTACTACTGGCTTTAAAGATCAAGAGGATGCCTTAAATAAATTACTTCTAGCACAAAGAGAAAGAGCTAGATTAAATGTAGAACAAGGTCAGAAAGAAAGGGAATTAGCTCAAGCTAGATTGGCTCAAGCTATAACAACTGGTAAGGGAGTTGAAGAAGCTAGAGATGCTGAATTAGAGGTTGTAGCAAAACAGAAACAAGCTTTATAGATCTTCAAATAACAGAAGCTAATATTGCTAAAACTAGAAGACAGTTAAAGCAGGACCAATTAGAACAAGATTTAGACTTCTTAATTGATGGTTTTGATAACCAAAAGACAATTAATGAAAGAATAATAGCTGATGAGACTAGAACAGAGGAAGAGAGAAGAGCTTTATTAGCTGAAACTAAAAGGCTTTCTGATATATCTTTTAATGAGCAAATTAAGGTATTACAAACAGCAACAAAAGAAAACATTGATGCTAATGATTTAATTAATACTAGTGATGCTAAATTATTAAATGAGAAAGCAAAAAGACTAGGGTTATCTGAAATACTTACTAAAAGATTACTGGAGATAGTTAGAGATAGAAAAACAGCTAACCTAGATTTAGCAGAAGCTGAAATTGATTTAGAAAAATCTGTAACTAAAACAAAAGAGGATGAGGCTAAAAACAGAGAGAAGATAGCTGATGATGAATATAAGAAAGAGGTTTCTGATGCAGAAGCTAGGACACAACTAATACAAGAGACAGCACAGAATGATCTTGATTTAATTAGAGAAGCATTAGAAGCTGAGAGAGATATTAAATTAAAGAATGATGAACTTACTGCTAATCAAAGATTATTAATTGAACAACAATACCAAAATCAAATTGATGGATTAAGATTAGAGGGATTATCTTCTGAGGAGGAATTAGCACAAAAAAGGAATGAGGTTTTATCTAGTAGCTTAGAAACTTTAACGGAATCTTTTGTAGGTTTTGCAGCAGATCAAGAATTAACTCTTAAAAACTTAGGTAAGACTGTTATATTAAGTGCATTAGATACAGCTCAAAGGTTAATTAATATTAAACTAGCAGAGATTACGGCACAATCTCTAGCTCAAGCTGATTCTGTTGCTACGTTCGGTGCTAGTGGTTTAGCTAGAGCTGCTATTTTAACTGGGTTAGTTAATGCTTCATTTTCTGCTGTTAAGGCTAAGGTTAGTAAATTTGAGCAAGGTGGTATGGTTAATGGTCCTTCTCATGCTAATGGTGGTGTTAAATTTGCTGTTGGTGGACAAGTTAATGAATTAGAAGGAGGAGAAGCTGTTATTAATAAGAGATCAACTTCAATGTTTAAACCTATTCTTTCTGCTTTGAATGTAGCTGGAGGAGGTAGGAAATTTGCAGAAGGTGGATTAATTAATGATGCTAGATTATCTAGTTTAGGAAATTTAGGATCTAATCCATTATCTTCAATAACAAGTATTAATTCTACCATATCTGATGATATAGTAAATAGAATAGGAGAAGCTGTTAAGGGTAATTTAAAGGTTACCAATGTGGTAACTGACACAGCAGATCAAATAAACAAAGTAAATAATATACAGAATGAAGCAAGTATTTAATTCAATCTATAATTTCTTTTTTGCTATATTGCAAGAGAAAGCTCCTTTAGAGGTTAGAATTAGTAGGAGAATTAGTTGTGATTTATGTCCATATAAAAAGGATGATTTCAAATTACTTAAAATTCGTCTATCTAATGTCCCTCAATGCGATATCTGTAAATGTCCAATAAAAAATAAGACAGCTTTTAAGTATAGCAAATGTCCTAAAGAACTATGGGAAGAATAGAAGATCATATAAATGAATTAAATGATTTACTTAATAACCTAGGTAGTAATCTTAGACCTAATCAAGAAGTATTATCTAGGTTATTTGAGCTTTATAAAGAATTAAATCCTAGAGAGAATCCTTGTTTTAGTTGTAGAGGAGATAGGATTAACGTAGTTAAATGGTTTAAATCTAAGGTATAATGGCAGATAGACCTATAACAATGTCAATAGTTCATGAGTTTATTGAAAGGCTAAAATCTAATACAGATGTAACTAGCCTAGAAGATATAATTGCTTACTGTATAAAAAACCAGATCATTCCTACATCCAAGTTAAGGAATTATATGATCGTTCAGGACTATTACGAATGGGGAAACTCAAGAGTTAAATTCTGCATTCAGATGGAGGAAAAGTACGATCTATCTGATTCTCAAATAAATAAAGTTATAACTCATTTTCAGAGAAAGCAATCAGAGGTAAGATTCTTAAAATAGGATAATTTTTAGTATATACTTATTTATCTATAGTTAGTATAATTACGTTATGGATAAATGGTTTAATTCAAATTTTAACGCTGGTCTAGGAGAGGTGAATATATTTGGAGAGATTGGTGGATTTGGCGTTTACGCTGATGAATTTATCTCTGAAGTTCAAAGTTTAGGAGCTACAAGATTAAGAGTTAATATATCTAGTTTAGGTGGAGATACAAATCAAGCTTTTCAGATCCACGATTTCTTAAAGTCTTTTAAAGGTAAGGTAACAGCTAGAGTAACTGGATTTACTGCTAGTGCTGGTACTTTAATTTCTATGGGAGCTGATGTTGTAGAGATGAGTGAGAATGCTTTATTCTTAATCCATAACTCATGGACTATGGAGATGGGTAATGCTGAGGAGATGAGAGATACAGCTGAGCAATTAGATACAGTAGATGATATACAAGTAAGAATATATAAAGCTAAAACTGGAATGTCCGATGAGGCTATTAGAAAACTAATGGCAGAAGAAAGATGGATGTCTCCAGAGGAAGCTAAAGAAAAAGGTTTTGTAGATAAGATTACTAGTGCTAGTGAGATTTCTGCTAAGTCTTTAGATGCGGTATATGCTAAGATTGATTCTAAGCAGTTACCTAATGCGAATTTTAATATTAAAAACACAAATGAAATGGCTGAAAAGACGATTTTAGAAACGATTAATGCTAAGTTCGAAGAGCTTAGTAATACTATCTCTGCTATGTTTGGAAAGAACGAAGAAGAGAAAGTAGAAACGATTGCTAAGGCAGATGCTGAGGAATTAGTAGCTAAAGCTAAGGCAGAACTTGAGACTGAGTATAAGTACGAGTTAAGCCAAAAAGAGGATGATATCAACGCAAAAGTAGAAGAGATTTCTGCTAAGATTGCTGAGGTAGAAACTCTTAATGCTAAGGTTACTGAGTTAGAAGCTGAGTTAGCAAAGGCGAAAGCCGACAAAGTAGAGACTCCTAAAGCTGAAGAGACTGCAAATGTAGAAACTCCAAAAGCTGCGGAAGCTCATAATTTAGATGTATTGGCTTCTAAATTCAAATTTTAAATTTTAAAAAAAGAAAATTAGATTACAATGGCAAACGTAATTACAAATGGAATTTCTCATACTTACGGTGGTAGAGAAATATTAGAGCCTATTTTTTATGCTCCTCAAGTAGAAGGAATTAATCCTTTCGCTGAGTATCAAATTTTAGATAACGTTAAGACAAGTGCTAACGTTTACATTCCTTCAAAGTTACAGAAAGTATTAAGAGCTGATACTGGATGCGGATTCTCTGCGGCTGGTTCAGTTGCTTTAAATGACAGAACAGTAACTCCTAAGAAGGTTAAATTACAAGTTGAGATGTGTGAATCAGAGTTTGATTCTACTATCTTCGCTGAGTTAAGAAAATCTGGAGTTTCAAGAAATGACTTAACTGGAACTGTATTAGAGGAAATCATTAGAAACATGGTTGTAAACTCTATGAGAGAAGATATTCCTAAATTAGCTTGGAATGGTAAAGATGCTGATGCTGATGCTTTCTATGGTATTTTAGATGGATTCTTTGAAGTTATCTTAGCATCTACTGCTTCTTTAGCTCATATTGAAACAATGAGTACTCATGAAACTGCTGAGGTTTTAGATTCTGATGGAGCTTTAACAGCTTTAAGAAACATCTACGCTAATCAAGGTGCAGAGTTAGAGTCTATTCCAGATTCTCAAAAGAGATTCTATGTATCTCCTTCTGTTTACAATAACTTATTAACTTCTTTAGAGAATACTGGAGCTTCTGCTGGAATCGAAAGAGTTATGAGAGGTGAGCAAATGGGATTAACTTTTAGAGGAATTGAGTTAGTTAAAGAATATACTTGGACTGGTGCTTTAGCTGATACTTCTAATCCTCAAGATGGAGTTGTTTCTCCAAATGCTATCGTATTAACTATCCCTCAAAATTTAGTAATTGCTTCTGACGTTACTAATCCTGAGAGCGAAGTTATGTTCTGGTATGAGAAGAAAGATGAGAAGTATTACTTATCTGCTAAGTTCATGTTAGGAACACAAATTGTACATCCTGAGCTAATTGCTTTCGGATACTAGAATATTTAAGAGGGAGGATTAATTTCCTCCCTTATTTTTAAAAAAGTTTAATTTATATAAAATGGCTTTATCAACTGGAATTAATATCGGATGTACTGATGAGAACAGAAGAGGAGGTATTAAAACTCTTTGGATTACTGAAAGAGATAATGTAGATACTACTTCTGGATTCACTGCTGGATCTGATCATGATTATACTGCTGTTACAATGACTTCTACTGCTGTTAAGTTTTATAAGTTTGAGTTTGACTCATTCACTGGAGACTTTAACACAGAAGCAAGTGCTGAGAACGGTAGTAAAGTATTAGCTATCTCTGGGGATTTCAAAGTTCCTAAGCAAGAGAAAGTTAAAGCAAAAGTATTACAAGAGTTATTTAATACTTGTAAAGTAATCGTAGTTGCAGAGGACTTCAATCAGAAGTTTTTCGTTTACGGTTATGATGAATTTTTAGAGCATTCTGGAGCAATGATTGTAACTGTTTCTTCTGTAACTGGAAAAGGGTTACAAGATGAGAGTGGTTATACTATTGCTTTCGAAGGTCAAATGGCTGAGTTGCCTAGAGAGTTTACTGGGGATACAACTGATGCTACTAAATTTGAGCAATAAATACATTTTAGGGAGGTCTTATGATCTCCCTTTAATTTCATATCTTTACTTATGGCTAAGAATAGAAACACAATCAAACCTAATAGAATTAAATCTGGTATAGTTGCAAAAATTGCTGATCCAGTAGCTCCAAGAGAAACTGATAAGGATAAAGATTTCGTAGGGGATTGGGTTCAATATTTTAAGGATGATAATAATATTTTTCCTAATGATCTAGCCAAAAGAGCTAAAAGATCTAGTGTTCATAATGCTATATTAGAATCTAAATTAGTATTCACTTGTGGAGA